GATGAAATTGTGGAAGAAGCGGAATTAACGATCGCGGGAGATCAAATTGGAGGTGTTGCTGGAGGAAGTAATGATTTATACCTCTTAGTATCCAATGTAAGTAATAGTGGATCGATTACAGACTTCCAAACCTTTAATGGATCAATTCCATTAATGAATTATACCAATCAATCTGGTACTAGTACTGTGGTTGGTGCTAGAGCATCATTTAATATTGATGCAATTACGCCGGGGAGTACTTATACTGCAACGATTAACACCAATGCAACTGGTTATTCTGTTAATGATATTATCACTATTAAAGGATCACAACTTATGGCTGTTGATGATATAAATGATTGTTTCATTTATGTTAATAGTTTAACTGGTACGAATGAAATTGGTACATTTACTGTTGTCGGTACAAGTGATAGTAATGTACTATTTGGTAATGTAAGTCAACTAATTACAGAAGCATCATTTGATGTAAATATTGAATGGAGTAATACGGATACTATTACTGATGATGTTTATACAGCAAGCATTAATGATATTAATGTAGGTAGTGGATATCGAGTTAACGATACAATTAATATTCCTGGTAGTAATTTAGGTGGTACTGCTAACAATGATTGTATTATTACTGTAACTGAAGTTGATGCTAATGGTGGATTATCAGATTTTACCGTAGGAACTACAGAAAGACCATTGACACTGTTCACAAATGTATCTGCTTCTTATGCATCTGGTGCATCAAATACATCGATTGGTACAGGAGCTACATTTAATGTATTAAAAGGTGAAAATTCTTCAGGAACTCCTGCATATTTTGTATCTTTAAATCAAGGTGGATCTAATTATAACACAGTTGTCAGTGTAGGTGGTATAACTGTTGATGTTGTAGATAAATCAAATGGGATCATGCAGATCAATAATGGTGACTTAACTGCATATCCAGCAAACTTTCAAGTATCTTTTGGTTCTACTGCCCCATCACCATTATCAGCAAATACTGCATACAAAGCAACAAAAATATCAAATACTAAATTTTTCGTATACACAGAACAAAGCTTTGTTGGTCGTGCTGATCGTGGTATTCTAGCTCCATTAGCAACTAGAATTAGATTGTCACAAAGTTTAACTGGTATAACTGGTGTTAGTTTTGGTGCATTTGGTTTATCACAAACTGTTAATTACATAACTGACAATGGTGTTCAATATGTTGATACTATTGATGTATCTGGAATTGGAGAATCTTATCCAGATAAAACTTGGAGAGGCGCTGGGTATGAGTATCAAAGTGATTGGATTAAAGAATATGAATTTAATCTTATTACTACTTCAGAAAATATTGCCAAATCTTCCTTTAATGAAGGAAATCCAATTCAATCAAAACCAACTATTGCAAAATTAACTAAAAAATTAAAACCCAAATCAAATAAAATTGAAGTTGATGATACATCATTATTTTTATCTTCTGGATATCTATTGATTCCTAAATGGATGCGTAAAACAGAAAATTATCTTGAACTTGGAGTTGAAGGTGTTAATAAAACAACAAACGCTAGAAATCATTACTATTATGATGGCGAAGAAATTATTTACTATTCATCAAAAACAGCAACGTCTTTTGAAGGTATTCAAAGATCACAATTCGATAGTAGTTATTTGTTTGAAACCTCACCAGAACCATATGCAAAAAATGGTGGAGTGGTAAATAGTTATCAAAAGGGTTATTCTGTTCAACAGTATTGGCCTTATCAACCAAAAGAGGAATAATATGGTAAGACCAGTACAAGCATTAGGTGGTGGTGATGGACCATCTGTATTAGGATGTTGTAAATGTTTTCCTTTTGTTGTTACACCAGTAGTACAAAAAGAACTTCTCTGTGGCATCCCTGAATTGACCACAGGACAGGTTCTAGTACCTGCTCCTGGTATTAACTGTTGCGGTAAAGGTTGTAGTCCTTGCGTCTGTCCTAGAGTCGCTGTAGGAGTCAGTAAGGTGTTCATTTGTGGTCGTATGTCATCACACATTGGAGATCCAAACCCACCATCAGTACCAAGACTGAATGTAGTAACCCCAACTCCTAAGATTCTATATGCTTGATCTTTTCAACCCTGACAGTGTTATTATACAGACATTTTGACATGATGTCAAGCCTGTGGTATAATTAATAGGTAATTTACGGTACGGATCATTATGGCACGTGGAGCTTCTTTAACTGGTGGGACTCATATCGAGTCTAAACCTAAAAAATCTCGTCAGGGTCGTGGAAAGCACACCAAGTATGGTTCAACTTCTCGAAATGATGCTAAAAAACGTTATAGGGGTCAAGGTAAGTAATGAAAATACAACTGTGGTACTCAAAAGATATGGATCTGTGGAGATGGTCTCTAACAGATGACATGAACGATTTGATCCAAGAATCAGGACAAAGACCTGTATTAAGAGATGCAATGAATGATGTAGCTACTACAGTTGAACATATATTAAATACGGAGTATTCTGGTGAAAAACAAAAAATCGAATTATCAAGTAAAGTCTAGGTTCTACTACATTTTTTGGGGTCTAGCCACCGTCTCAGTTGTCCTAGGACAACTATATGTTGGTACAGGGTACAGATACATGGCTCTTAATGTAAATCGTCTTACAACAGGTCTTACAAACGCATTACGATGAGAACAACCATAGACAAAAAACGATTGGTCGAACCAGTTGTTAAAACAACACCTGAAAACGTTAAAGAATCAAATGAAGCACTGTTTCGTGCAAAAATGACTCTTCCAGCTGCTGCAAAAAATTGTGGTATGACCCAAAAAGAAATGAAATTGACTTTTTGGGAATATTTAAAGTATAACAAACCCGATTATGTCATTCCTAGTTCATAATTTACCTCCAACACCAGTTTTTGTAAGAAAAGAGTATTTGTACGACTTACAGAAAGGAAATGGTGAATTTACTCCTGGAATATGGATTTCAGTAAAATCTGTAGAAGGTAAAGCACTTTATTTCGAGACCCTATTAACAGAATATGGAGCCTTGTATGATAAACTTCCTATCAGCGCATTTTTGTGGAAAACTGATCACGGTGAGCTCTTGCCTTTGGATCATTTGCAAATATGGGATTGTTTTGACTACGATATCACTGTCATCAGAAAGCCTCTTCTCGGAAGCTGCTCTTTTTTCGGGAAGGATAAGAAAATGCACGAAGGAGATTATATATTTACCATCGACTCGGCCCACCGTGACAGGTCTGCATTAAATCAAAATTATTCTGAACATGATCCAGAACATAAGTCATTTAATGTGATTAAAATGAGTAATGGTCAGTTTGCAGCTCAACCTAATAATAGGGTGGTATGGTCAGATCAAAGTCTTATTCCTCTAGAGGTTAAAGTACCAGACTTTAATGTTTGCACACAAAATTTTACTGTGGAAAACACACCTAAATGGTCTGTTGGCCATACAGAAAAATGGAGTTACAAAACAGAAGATGAGGAATACGAAAATAAATAATTAAAATGGAGTAACTAATGGGAATTTCACCAACAGACAAAAGTAAAGAATTTATCAAATCTGGAATGACTTTGATCACTCAACTTGATTCTGATAGACACATGAAAAAAAGTAAAGAAGAGATTAATAAAAAGAAAGAACCTAAAAGCTAGCATATATAGTATGATAGATACTGATTAGTGCCTTGTCTTTCAACGTTTCAAGATCAACAGCTCCAACACAAATAGTAGACAGATACCTGGGTAAAACATCCAGGGCTTTTAAGGACATCAGCATGACGTTCTCTAAAAATCCTGTCACTAAGGATCTTGTTGTCTTAAAAAATGAAGAGGCTATTAAACAGTCGGTAAAAAATCTAGTTCTCACTCAAGTTGGTGAAAGATTTTTTAATCCTTATTTAGGAACCAACACTACATCGTACTTATTTGAATTATCTAATAGTTTTGCTGAAAATGCATTAATTCAAGAAATTGATGCTGTTTTACAAACAAATGAACCAAGAATTAATTTATCCAATATCACAGTAAATGCGATAGACGATGAAAGTTCTTTTGAATGTTTTATTGAATATTTTATTGTTGGCATTCCTGAAGCATCGCAAACCGTAGATTTTATCCTCGTAAGAGAAAGTTAAATGGAATTACCATCAGTTGCCGCTTTAGAATTTAATCAATTAAGGGCGTCGATTAAAAATTATATCAAAACTAAGTCAGATTTTAGTGACTATGATTTTGAAGGTTCCAACTTGTCAATGTTGGTTGATATTCTTGCGTACAATACTTTGTACACAAATTATAATCTTAACATGGCTTCTAACGAGTTAAATCTCGATACGGCAGTTCTTCGTGATAATATTGTATCTCATGCAAAAAAGTTAGGTTATAATCCAAATTCATACTCTTCATCGAGAGTACAAGTTGATATTGAAGTAAGTGGATTGAATGCATTAGCAGTGGATAGGATTGGTTTAAAATCTGGTCCAGTTTTATCAACTACTATCCAAGGTAAAAATTATACATTTGTATTAAGAGATCCACTTAATTTAACTGTTAACAGTGATACTGCAACCTTTAGAGATGTTGACCTGTATGAAGGTACAGTTTTTAATATTAATTATGTTGTAGATACATCTAATGAAAATCAAAGATTTATCATTCCCAATAATTACATTGATTCTGATACTGTAAAAGTATTTGTTAAGGCTGATTCTGGATCATCTACATCTACGACATATGCC